GTGTATCGGCCAAAATTGAACGTATTAAGCACGGCAACAAGCCTGGGCCGCAAGCGAAAGACCTGCCATGACCGACAACGTCAATTCGCCCACCCATTACACGACCGGCGGGATCGAGTGTTTCGACGCGATGAAGGCCATGCTGACGCGCGAAGAACTGATCGGCTACCTGCGGGGCAACTCGTTCAAGTATCGCTGGCGGTTCCGACATAAAAACGGCGTCGAGGATCTGCGCAAGGCGGAATGGTACGAGAAGAAATTGTTGGAACTCGTCGACAATTCCGCTTGACCAAACTGTATCTTTTGTCTCGTAATGGTGCGAGACGAACGTAATGACTGACAGGGCCGGAGAGCCACCCGATGACGACCATGACGCCGAAACCGACGCAATTGTCGGGCGCCCAATTCCTTGCAGAACGCAATTACGCCTTGCTGGCAGATCTTCCGCGCGTCGGCAAGACGGGCGCTGCGATCATTGCCGCCGACTACCGCATGGCCGAGACGATCCTGGTCGTCACCACGGCATCGGGCCGCGGCGTCTGGAAAGCCGGTCTGGCGGCCTGGTCTTCGTTCGACCGCAAGGTCCAGGTCCTGACCGGCGGCAAGTCGCTCCGACCGGAAACGACGGTCGCGATCGTCGGATGGGGTGGGCTGACGCAGCCGAAACTGCGCGCCGAGCTGCTGAAGCGGCGCTGGAGCGTTGCGATGCTGGACGAGGCCCACGCAGCGAAGAACTTCGACGCCAAGCGCACACAGGCCGTCTACGGTACGCTGACCGACGACGGCGCCGGTCTGAACACCGCGACTGCCCTGACGCGCACCGCCGACGTCGTCTGGCTGCTGACCGGCACGCCGCTTCCGAACAGCCCGGCCGACGCCTACCCGATGCTGCGGGCGCTGTTCCCGGAGCGCCTGACAACGGCATTCGGCCCGACCGACGTGACCACGTTATCGGCCTTCATGAAGCGCTATTGCAAGACCCGCCCGATGAAGGTCGGCCATGGCTATTTCGCGAAGTGGATCGACGTCTTCGTCGAGGGTATCAATCTCGACGAATTGAACGCCCGCATCGCTGGCATGTTCTTGCAGCGGACGCAGCAGGATGTCGGCATTCTGGAGCCGGACTACGAGACCATGCCGCTGATCGCGCCGACGGCCCTGCCGAGCGAGATCACCGACCAGAAGAAGGGCGCGCTCATTCTGGAGGCTGCGCGCACCGGCGACCGCTCGGCACTGGAAATGCACATGGGGCCATTGCGCCGGCTGACCGGCGAGATCAAGGCCGGTCTGGTAATCGAGGCCGTGAAAGAAGAACTGGACGGCGCGCTCGACAAGGTCGTGCTGGCGTACTGGCACAAGGATGTCGGCGCGGTGCTGGCGGACGGCCTGGCGAAGTACGGCGTCACGGGCATCGACGGCTCGACGCCGGACAAGCAGCGCCGTCTGAACGAACAACGCTTTCTACGCGACCCGAAGTGCCGAGTTTTCCTTGCGCAGATCCAAGCCGCCGGCGAGGCAATTGACTTGTCGTCGGCCTCAAATCTCATTTTCGTGGAGGTCTCCTTCGTCCCGAAGGATCAAAAACAAATGGCTCTCCGCGTCACCAATCACACGCAGAAGCAACGACCGCTTGTGCGCGTGGCAACCCTGGAGGGCTCGATCGACGATGCTCTCCAGTCAATCCTCATGCGGAAGTGGTCCGCGATAAGGGAGATCCTGAAATGAGCTTTTCTGAAATCATGAACCTGGTGATGCTGGCCTTGGCCCTCATCAACATCCTCTTGGCTGGCTATTACCGGATCGCAAAAGACGACACGGTAGAAGCCACGTTCCACACTGCGGCGGCTACTGTCTTGTACCTGCTGGCAACTCACTAAGGAGACTAGCATGACGATCAAGATTGAAATCGAAGTACCCACCGATCTGGTGCTGAAGGGCATCGGTTCGGAGTATCTGGACATGGCCGCCGGGGCGCTTGGTTTTGCCCGCGGTGTATCGTCTGTATCGCAGACGGCCATCTCGACGGCACAGGGCGAGCCTATGACGTCCGACGAAATGGCGCGGCGTGATTTGCTGCTGGCCGATGCTCAAGCCCGCGCCGAAGGAAAGAACCTGGATGGTTCGGATCGGCGGGAGACGGTCGAGGAACCCAAGGCCGAAGCGCCGAAGCGCGAACGCGGCAAGCCCTCCCCCGGCAAGGCCCGTCGCACCAAGGAAGAAATCGCCGAGGACGAAGCGGCTGACCTTGCCGATCAGGCAAAGCAGCAGGCCGCCGAAGAGGCCGATCTGAAGGACGACGTGAAGCTGGCCGTCTCGACCGGCGAAGAACGCATCAACCCGGATGACGCGCAGGACGCCGCCGACGAAGCGGCCGAAACCGAGAAGACCGGGCTGGCATCCATCGACGTTCTGCGCCGCCTTGTCGGCGATTACCAGAAGAAGCACGGTATGCCGGCGGCGGTGAAGCTGTGCCAGGAAGGCGGTTTGATCGGCAAGCCGATCCACGAACTCGACGACGCCGGCATCGAAGCGGCCATTGCAGCGATGCAGGGCGGCGCAGCCCCGGCAGTCGAGCAGAAGGCCGAGGAACCGGCCGCGCTGGAGCCGAAGACCAAGGCCGATCTGGTCGAGGCGATGATGCGCTACGCCGACAAGTACGACGGCACGCGCGACCAGGCCAAGATGGTTCACACACTCGCTGATATGCCGAAGGTGTTCGTCGAGACGTTTGGCGAAGGCGTGGACAAGCTGTCCAAGGTTCCCGAGGACAAGTACGCCGAAGCGGTGGCTGCGGTTGAAGCTGCCATCGAGGCCGATCCGTATGGGAGGGCGAAATGAGCGGCGGCTACACTTACGGCGAGCATGAGCCGACCGAAAACTGCCCGTACTGCAACACGGTATGCCGCGCCGACTTCGTAGACGTCGGTATCGGCTACCAGCAATGCGGCCCGTACCACTGCGAGAACTGCGGAGCGTCTGAAATCGGCCCTTTCGACAAGGAGCGCGAGCTTACCGAGGCTGAACAGAAAGCTGGCTGGTACGCTCCCGGTGCTGAACCGGGATCGTCGGCCAACGTCATCGGCGGGCGTATCGTGAGCCACGTTCAGGCTCGTGAAACTTACCAACAGGAGTTCCGAGGCAACCCGCTCTGGCACGACAAGGATTACGTCGACGACTGGTGGGCTAGGCAGCGGCAAGGAGGCAACCATGGTTGACCACGCGGATCGCGCCCATAACGCTTGGTCGGCCTCGGCCACGTCTCGCCGGGCCTTCTGCCTTGGGTCTCTCGTCATGGAGGCTCAGGTCGAAGGCGAGGACAACGAGACGATCCACGCAGCACGCGGGACCGCCGCTCATACCGTCGCGGAGAAGTGCCTCCGCGACGGGTCGGACGCCATCGAACATCTCGGCCTCATCGTGAAGACGAAGAAGTTCGAGATCGAGGTGGACGAAGAACTCGTAACGTCTGCGCAGGCATTCGTCGACTACGTGCGAGGCCGGCTGGCGAAGTACAAGGCCGAGACAGGTCGCGACGACGCCATCCTGGTCATCGAGCAGAAGTTCTCGTTGAACGAGCTTGGCACGCCGTTCGACGCGGGCGGCACGGGCGACGCGGTGATGTACTTTCCTGCGTGGCGCTTGCTGGAAATCGCGGATCTGAAAAATGGCCGCGGTTATGTGTCGGAGAAGGAGAACATGCAGTTACGGTCGTATGCGACCGGAGCCTTGCTCGCCAATCCGCAGCACGAGGTAGATACGGTTTGGTCGACAATCGTGCAGCCACGGCTGACCGGCCACGATCCGGTTCGAACCGAGCCGATCTCGACGGGCGAGTTGATCTCGTGGACCGCCGAATTGCTCGGCACGATGCAGAAGGCGAAGCAGGCCGAAGTCGAGTTCTACCAGGCGAAGGACAATTCAGTCCTGTTCGACGAGTGGTCGGACAAGTGGCTGAAGCCGGGTAATTGCACCTTCTGCAAGCGCGACGGCAATTGCCCGAAGCAGCGGTCGGAAGCACTGGCCGTCGCCGGAACGTACTTCGAGCCCGATACGGGCGAGGCCAGGATCAGCAACAGGCCCGATGAAATGTCGCCGGAGAAGCTGGCGGAAACCTTGGACCTCCTGCCGATGCTGGAGGACTTCGCAAAGGCTGTCCGGGCCTATGCTCACGCCCAACGTGAGAATGGCGTTCGGCTGCCGACGAAGGACGGCGCGGAATACATTCTCGTCGATAAGATCGGCTTCCGCAAATGGAAGGGCGACGAAGCCGCGACCGCAGTGTCTCTTTTGTCTCTCGCGCGAGAGCACGACCTTGCGATCACGGAAGACGATATCTTTGACCGGAAGCTCAAGAGCCCGGCTCAGATCGACAAGACCCTTGGAACCAAAAAGAAGGGCCTTGTCGAAGACCTGTGGGAGAAACCGATCACAGGATCAAACCTTGTCCGCAGTGACAAGACCACCCGACCCGCGACGAAGTCCAAGGTCGAAACATTCTTTGAACAACAGAACTGAAGGAACAATTACATGGCCCGTGGACATAGCGAAAACTTCCGCGCCCCCGACTGCCGTCTCGGCTTCGATCTCTTCCTGCTCTCGCCGCAGAAGAAGACCAACGATGCCGGTCAGCCTCTTCTGGATAAGTCCGGGAAGCAGGTCGAAGAGTGGGGCGCCACATTCATCTACCCGAACTCGACGCCGAAGACCGTCTTCGAGAAGGCCATCATCGAGGCGTGCGTAAACGCCAAGTGGGGCAACGAAGAAGAGATCAAGAAGCTGATCGGCGCCGGCCTCATCAAGTCGCCTTTCCTGAAGGGTGACGGCAAGGAGGCCCGTTTCAAGAAGGGCGACAAGGCCGGCGAGATCCAGCCCGGCTACGGCCCCGATGTGTGGTTCATCCGCACGAACACCCGCATCGCCCCGCCGGTGCGCTACAAAGACCCGAACATCCAGGCCACCAAGGACGAAGTCTACGCCGGCTGCTACGGCTTCCCCGTGCTGAACGCCTATACCTGGGAAGGCAACACCGGCAAGGGCGTGACCTTCGGCCTCCAGTATTTCCAGAAGCTGCGCGACGGCGAAAAGCTGTTCACCGGCGGCGGTGCTGCGGTCGACCCGAACGAGTTCTTCGAGAAGATCGAAGATACCGGCTCGGCCCCGGAAGAAACGAAGGGCGGCGCTGGCGCCGGTGGGTTGTTCGGCTAGAAGCCTGCCCGCATTGTATCGTTTGTCTCGCGTCGATGGTCGACGCGAGACAGTTCAACCTGATGGAGACGACAATGAGCTACTACGAACAGGAACCCCCGTATTCCGAACCCGGCCCGCAGGCTGAGTTCACCGTCGAGGTCAAGAGCTTCGACACATCCACCTTCTACGCCGACATCGTGGACGCGGCAGTTGAACGCCTCGTCGGATCTTCGTGGTCTCCCGCGAAGCTCCAGAAAGACGTCCAGGCCCGCGTTCAAGAGAAGGTAGACGAGAGGCTGAATGCCGCCGTGGCAGAGGCCGTTTCATCGTTGCTGACGAAGCCGATCCAGAAGTTCGACACCTTCGGCAACCCGGTCGGCGAAGCCCGCACGATCGAAGGTATCGTTCGCGACGGAGCCGAAACGTTCCTGACGGAGACTGTCGACAGCAACGGCCGCCCGACAAGAGACGCATACGGCAACAAACAAAGCCGTCTCGAATGGCTGGTGCAGCAAACCGTCGTCAGCGGCCTCGCCAAAGACATGAAAACCGAAGCCGAGAAGGTTCGCGCCGCGCTGGTAAAGCGCGCCAGCGAAGCCGCCGCGGCTGTCCTTGCAGGAGTGAAGTGACATGAGCGACCGAGCGGACATCAACGGCGGTGACAACGCGCATCGCGTGGCAGCCGACGAGCTGCGCCAGCTCATAGAGCGGGTCGAACGGCTCGAAGACGAAAAGGCCGTCATCGGCGAAGATATCAAGTCGGTAAAGGCCGAAGCCAAGGCTTGCGGCTACGACATGAAAGCCTTCGCCGAGATGCTGAAACTTCGCAAGCTCGACAAGGACGAGCGCGATCATCGGGAAGCCCTTCGCCAGACCTACGGCGAAGCGCTCGGCGTGTTCGGGTGAGCAAGTCGGTCATCCAGGTCATCGTCATCGGCGTGATCGTCCTGTTCGTCGTGCTAGGCCACGGCGGATGGGCCACCTTCTTCGCAGTTCTTCTGGTGCTGTCATGCCTATGACCCTCGAAGAAGCAATCAACGACGCGGCCAAATCGGGCCGCGTCAGCCTCACCGTCTACCCCATCTCGACCGGCTACCAGGCCAGCTTATCAGCCGATGGCAATTCCTGGCGCGTCGAGATGGGGCCTGATCCCGTCACGGCGCTGAAGAAGGCACTTGGCCTGCTGCCCGGCGCGTCCGGCCCGATGCGCAGCGCCCCTGAACGCAGTGAAGAGGACGTATTCTCATGAAACGCTACTACTACGAATATAGCTACGTCACGGGCGTCTACTACATCCTGGACCGCACGCGCGGCCACGGTGATTACCGGCCATACGACAGAGCCATGGCGAAGACCGAAAGTGCCTACGACGCTGAACGCATCGTGGACGCGCTAAATGCTGCGGAGGTGTCGGGATGAACACGGTGTCTCTTTTGTCCTGTGTCGAGTGTGGTGAAGAGATGCCACCCGCTCACGCACACAAGATGTACTGCTCTACGCGATGCAAGGCGAAATATCGGAAGGCCCAGGGTTCGCCTTCTCGCGAAGCCGGTCATAACTGCCGTATCTGCGGAACTCATTTTCCGATCGGGCCGGGGCAGCACAACAAATGGCTTTGCTCGGACGAATGCCGCCGCGCCAGCGTAGCTAAGAGCATGCGCGAGTTCCATAAGCGTCGTCCGCTAGCCGAAGCTGCTTACCGGGCCAAGACCAAGGCAAAACGCTTGCCTGAAAGTAACCTCGTTCGGTTCCGCCGAAACAATCCAGACGCACCGACCTGCTGCGAAGCGTGCGGCGAAGACCGTGTGCTGGAGATAGCGCACAAGCCTTCGCACCCACGACTTGGCGCATGGCGCTCCGTCGCAAATACGAAGTGGCCCGAGAAGGTGTGGATTCTTTGCCCGACATGCCACCGGCTTTTGGACCGCATGAACTACACACCGTCCGAATTGGGGCTGAAAGAATGACCGCGCTTTATAATGAAATCGATCCGTTCGCCGCGCAGTGGCTCAGGAATTTAATCTCGGCGGGACTGATCGCGCCCGGCGACGTTGCCGAATGTTCAATAGAGGATTTGACCCCAAATGACGTGCGACACTACACCCAAGTACACTATTTTGCAGGCGTGGGGGTCTGGTCCTATGCCCTGCGACAAGCCGGATGGCCCGACAGCAGGCCCTGCTGGACCTTCAGCGAACCTTGCCAGCCTTTCAGCGCGGCAGGCAAAAGAGGCGGGACTTCTGACGAGCGGTACTTACGACCCGCAACCCATCATCTCGTCCGCATCTGCCGCCCTCCAGTCTGCTTTGGCGAGCAGGTTGCAAGCAAGGACGGCCTCGGTTGGCTCGATACTCTACAAGCTGACATGGAAGGAGAGGGTTACGCCATCGGGGCGTTCGATACATGCTCTGCGGGCCACGGCGTGGAGTGGGAAGCCAGCCAAGCAGGCGAATGGCTACGTCGGGCCATTCACGATTGCGATGATCCCTGGGTCAAGGCCCAACTTGGCGATTTTGCCGATTTCGCTCGCGGAAACTTTAGCGAAGGCGGCCACCACATTCGCCAGCGGCTCCGCTTCGTCGCTGAGCGGGTGGCCGACGCCGTGCGCGATGGAACCGAATACCGATCCGAGCGTGGTATGGGCGCGGAAACAGCGACTGTCAGCCGAGACGGGCGTGTACAGGGGAAACGATTGCGGGTTGGGCTCGAAGGTTCATCTGGCGGGCTGGCCGACGCCAGTGACCGGCAACGCGATGGGTTCGCAGAGCTTCGAGGGCCTAAGCGCGACGGGACAGACACCGGACGGTCGGAAGGTAGCGGTGGCTCTGCCGCACGTCGCCACGATGGCCGGGTGGGTGACGACGACGACGACGCGGGACTGGAAGGACAGCGGAGCGGACATCAAGCCGAGAGCGGACGGGACGGAGCGGTTCGACCAGTTGCCGAGGCAGGCGAACTTGGCGGGCTGGCCGACGCCGAAAGTTTCACAAGGCCGCACCTCTCCGAATGCTCTGTCGGTGCGGACGAAGGCGGGCCAGTCGTCGAGTTCAGCGCTGACACTGGAGCAGCAGGCGGAAACGGCTGCGGGCGATATCCCGCGCGAAGTGACGCGGGCGGGGGTAGAGAGGCGTTTCAATATGGACGTGCCGTGGAGCGGCCCGGTCCGCGCAACGGCGGCGGGCGATCTGTTGACTGGCTCTTCTGCCGGGATGGAAAGTGGCGGGCAACTCGACCCGGCACACTCCCGCTGGCTTCAAATGCTCCCGCCCGAGTGGGACGTTTACGCGCCTACGGTAACGCGGTCGACGCGGAAGCCACGATCCAGTTCATCGAAGCGTATCTCGCCGTCGAAAGCGACCGTTTTCGATTGACCGACGTGTCTCGTTTGTCTCCCGCAGAGGATGTATTCTCATGACAAAAGTCCAGATTTCCGATCACGCGCTGGTGCGGTGGCTGGAGCGCGTTCACGACATCGACATGGACTGGTTCCGGGCGAAGCTGGCCGAGATCGCGCAGCCCTATGCCGACGCGCGGGTCAAGCACGCTTTCGTCGGCGGGGTGTGGCTGGTCTTCCATGACGAGAAGCTGGTGACGGTCACGCCGACCAAGCCGGCGCGAGACGCGCTGGTCAAACACGATCGCGAAGACGTCAACGGCACGGCGACGCATCAGGGCGATACCAGACACTGGAAACACAAGAAACGGAGGGGCTGCAAATGAAAGACGTTCTCCGACTGGACTACGAGACAAAGTCTCCCATCGATCTGACGAAGCGGGGGCCTTACGTCTACAGTATGCACCCTGACACGGATGCGCTGATGGCCTCCTATCAGTTCGGCGACGGCCCTATCCAGCGGTGGCGACCCGGTGAACCTTGCCCGCCGGCCATCGTCGCGCATGTCGAGGCTGGCGGTGAAATCGGAGCCCATAACGCTGCGTTCGAGAGATTGATCTGGTGGCACGTCATGGTGCCGAAGCACGGCTGGCCACGGCCTGAACTGCGCCAATTCAGGTGTACTGCGGTGGCTGCGGCGGCCATGTCGCTGCCCCGGTCTCTCGATCGTCTAGGCGCGGCCCTCGATCTGCCGGTGAAGAAGGACAAACGCGGCAAGGATCTGATGAAGATCCACTCCATCCCGGTCGGCTTCAATCCGGACGGCACGCCGATCTGGCACAAGCTGGTCGACGACGAAGAGAGCCTGGAGGCCTACCGGGAGTATTGTGACGACGACGTAAGGACGGAGGCCGCTGCCGATGCGCGGCTGGTGCCACTGTCCGAGGAAGAGCAGGAAGTCTATGCGATCAACGAACGCATCAATGACAGAGGGCTCGCGATTGATCGTCGATCGGCCCGTGCCGCGCTCGCGCTTACTGAGCGGGCCAAGAAAGAGATCAACGCCGAACTGACCAAAGTCACCGGCGGCTACGTCACAGCGGTCACGCAGACGGCCAAGCTGAAAGCGTGGATCGAGAGCCAAGGCGTCGACATGCCGACCATGGCGAAGGACGACGTAGACGAGTTCTTGCTGGAGATCGACGATCTACCCGACAATGTCCGGCGGGCGCTGGAGCTGCGGCAGGAAGGGGCCAAGCCGTCCGTTGAGAAGATCGCCGCCATGCTAGCCCGTGTGTGCGACGACGGCCGTGCGCGCGGCGTTTACCTGCACCATGGCGCAGGCCAGACCGGGCGCTTCTCTTCGCGTGGCGTCCAGGCGCACAACATGCCGAAGTACCGGAAGAACTTCGAGACCGAGCTGGAAGAAGGTCGGTTGAATATCTCGATCCTGTTCGATGCGATCCGCACCGGCGATCCGGCCGTTCTGCGGTTGCTCTACGGCCCCGAGCTTGGGCGCCCGCTGCACCTTCTGTCCGACGCGGTGCGCTCGTTCATTTGGGCAGCACCAGGCCACGAGTTCGTCTGCGCCGACTACACCTCGATCGAAGGTGTGATGGCGGCGTGGCTGACCGGGGAGACGTGGAAGCTGAACGCCTTCGAGGCTCTGTTCCGTGGCGAGGGCCACGGCATCTATGAATTGGCCGCTGCCGGCATCTACGGCATCCGGGTCGAGGACGTGACGAAGAAACACCGGCCCACAGGCAAGGTTGCAGAGTTGAGCTGCCAATACCAGACGGGTGTGGG